TTGGCAGAATAATCACCGGCGAAGTCACTTGATGTCGATGGCGCACCGACGAGGGGCACGCGCACGGTATCGAGCTTGTCCGCAGGCAAGGGACTGAAGTCGGTGGAAAATGCGGTCACCGGCAGGAGGTTGGCAGTGAAAGGCATGAGCGCCCGCTGGGCGACCTTGATGTCTTTGACGTTGGTTAGGGTATTGGGCATGGCGTGCGATTAGGCTTGGTGTTTGAGAATGAGGGCTTGTTGTTGAGGGGTGAGGCCGCGCCAGAATGCGGTCTGCTCCGTCGGGTCCTTGATGGCGGTGAATTGAGCGTGAAGGTCGGCGGATTGGGTGGCTTCTCCGGCGGGAGTCACTTGCGCTGGTTTCGTCGTGCCTGTGGAGGCGACCACTCGTGCCACCTCGATTTGCAGACGTTTGTCGAAGTCAGACTGGGATGCCTGAAGGTCGGTGATCTGTTTGCGCATGGTCGTGACCTCGGCGCTGGCGGTATCGCGCTCGGCCTTGAGGGTATCGATTTCGGCAGTTAGCAATTCCACTTCGCCTGTCAGGCGTTCGGCATGCGCTGATGCTTCGGTGAGAAGTTCGGTTTGAGCTTGGTGATCCCGCTGCATGGTTTCCACCTGGATGCGAGCTTGGGCGAGTTGGTCTTCGAGTGTGTCAGTCATCGCACGGGAACTCGTGTCAACCGCTGCGTGATAGACGCGGAGCCTCCGCATGGCCTCGTTGCGATCTGACACCATGCCCGCGAGGTTGTGACGCTGTGCTTGGCGACCGCTAAACGTCTGTCCTTCCATCGCTTCAGCTGGGATGGCGCGACCACGAGCGAGAACGGCGCTATAAAATTCCTCGGCGATCTCGGCGAGGTTGGAAGAAATGAGTTCTCGTTGGTCATCCGTCAGTGGTGTTCCCGGTGCGCCCATCGCCTTGTATTTGCCGACTGAAAAAACTTCCACCTTGATGCCTGCGCGATCGAGTGCGGCGCTGTTATCGACGACGGCTTGCACCACGCCGATGGATCCGACCTGCGCGGATGGGGTGGCATAGATAGCGCGTGCCTGGCTGGCAACCCAGTAAGCCGCCGAGCACATGAGCCCCGAGGAAAAAGCATAGACTGGTTTCTTTTTGTCGAGTGCGGCAACGGCATTCGCGAGCTCGGGTGTTCCAGCTACTGTGCCACCGGGCGAGTCGATGATGAGGAGCACGGCTTTGATGTCATCACGTCCCGCAATTTCTTGAAGAGCCTCGGCGATTTCCTCGGAGCTGGTCGCTCCATAAAACATCTTGGCGAAGAGATCAGCTTTGCGAAGGATCGGGCCTTCGATGGCAACGACTCCAATTCCATCCTCCACCGATAGGAGTGAATTTTGATGGCTTTGATGGGAGAAAAATCCTGCACGTTCTGCCTGCGATTGATACGAGGCAGAGATGGCTTGCAGGGCATCAGGTTGAATCAGCCATTCGCGATGTTGGATTACCGGGTTCACGCCCGTGCGGTGGTGTCAACGCGGGGTGATAACGATTACCTTGCTTGCATGAATCCCGCAGCTGCTCTCCAGAGCATCTCAGGAGGCACACCATACTTGGCGGCGGTTTCCAGGATGAGTTTCGCATCCGCGCCACGTCGTTCGATTTCTTCGCGGAAGTCGGCACCAAGTTCGGCGTAGTGATCGGTGATGGTCTTGAGGCCCGCCTCCACATCGGCGCGGTTTTGCTGTGCTTCGCGACCAGCATCAACGGTGACCCGCTTTGGTCCTACAATCGCCATTTTCCACCATCCCTCCTCTGCGGGCAGCAGTCCCCGAGTAATCGCGTCACCAATCACATAGGCCCAAATCGGACGAATCAAACGCCTTTCAAGAATCATCTGGCGGAAGGAAAATCGACGGTCAGCCTTGGCGACGATGAGACGCACTCCCGCACCACCAACCTTGCTGGAATCCGCTGCGAACTCGAATGGGATCATGCCGAGTGCTGAATCACGACGCAGGTGTTCGAGGAATCCGGTGAAGGTAGGACTGGGTCGGTTCGACTGAAAGCTATCGAGTGATTCGTCTGGCTTGAGTGCCACGAGTTTTCCACCAACGATGCGCTGTAGGCTGACCGGGTCGCTGGATTCCCCCGCGCCATGCGCATTGCCCACCACAAAGTCGCCATTGTCGTCGATCTCGCCTCGTGCCGTTTTGAGGATGCGCGACACATCGGCATTGTCTTTGACCGCGTGCTTTTCTAACGCGAGGAGCTCCATCTCATCGAGCAGATGATTGATCGAGTGCTGGATCGTGGGGTGATTGCGCACACCACCGGCCCACTCAGGTTCGTGGACGTGCAGGATGGCCGATGCAGGTAGATCATACGCCGAATTATCATCTTGCAGCACGCGGTAGAACACGGGCGCACCATAGGCATCGAGGCCAACACCATCGACGGTTTCTTTTGATCCCCACTCATCACCAATGCGGTGGCTCTCGATCAACTGAATGCGTGGCTCGCCATCAAGATCGCGGGTTTTGTGGACGAAGTATTCGCCATCGATGTCCATGCCCCGACAAACGAGCGCTTGGCATTCTTCAAAGGAAAACCGCTGCGTGATGTCACAGCGCGCGGACCAATAGGAAAAGTATTCTTCGGCGCTCCGATTCCAAGATGCGTCGGAAGATTGGGCCTGAACACGGATGCCGTCACCAGTCGAGTAGATGGCCATGTTGGCCACAAGTTCGCGCACGAAGCCAGAATTCTTGTGGAGGTAGCGCGACTTGCGCACCAGTTCTGTGCGGATGCCGGGTGTGAGTTCCTTGCGTGCATCTGATGGAGAAGCTCCTGGCACCGCACCACGACGAGGCGACCAGTTCGCAGACTCAAACGACGATCCCCATGCTTTGGGCAAAAGCACGGGAGGGAGCAAGAGTCGGGCGATGGATTGGAGTCGGTTCATTTCGCAAGGTGTCCGTGGATGAAAGAAGCCGATACCGTTCGTGGTCTGCCGTATGTTTGCGGATCAAGAAACTTGAGTGCGTAGGCACATTCCTCTAGCACCTGATCGACGGGCATGGTGAATTGCTTCGAGACGGATGTTTCCGCGTCGTTCCAGTTCATGATGGTCTTGCCTTCCATGAGCAGCGACTTCGCTTTCTGCTGGATGGCGAGAACTTCGGCGACGGTAAAGCCGGTGATGAAGAGTCCTCGTGCCATGGTCATTTTCCTTTCCAAGTGGAGTTGCGACCGCGTGTGTCGATGTGAATGAAGCCCGACGTCGGATACAAACCGAGACCACCAACGAACTTGCCTGCCTTGCGCCATGCGATGAGTCGCTCATACACGCGTTGAGTGCTCAAGCCATCGAAGGTAATGTCGAGTGCGCTAAATTCTTTGTGCTGACTGAATTGTGCTCCACCGACAGCCTTGTTGTATTCAGGTGAGCGGTAGGAGCTGAGGATGCGGCATGGTCTGCCATAAGACTCACGCAGTTCATCAACGATGCGCAGGACAGGCACGATGTTTTTCCAGAGTGGTTGAGGAGGTGTGCTGTTCTTCACTCCCTTTCGCTGCGTCGCGAAATACGATTCGAATTCATCTGCGTTGAAGTGCTGAAATTTCTGGGAATCAAACCAGTCGCTGAATTTACTCATGATTCTTCATCGGGAGTGTCAACTGTTGTTGAGGCTTCTCTGCCGACGATCTTGAGCATGGTGGCAGCGGCGACCTGCATGTTTTCCGCGTCCCAATAATGATTGCCGCGGCTTCCGATTCGTTCCCACATCCACTTGCCGTTCTTCTTGATACGGTGCTCGCTTTCCATCTGCGCGAGATAGTCCTCATCGATGTCATCAGGAACTTCCCATACTGGTCCGTCATCAGGGTTTTGATTTCGACGCAGGCGCGCTAGCGTGTCCTTGATGTTGAGGTTCGACCAATAGAACACCGAACATGTTTGCCCTCGACCTAACACAACTTTGCGACGTGGGGAGTAGAACCTCTCGATCGATTTGCGGCCCTTGACCTTGTGGGTGAACGTCGCTCGCTTGTCGCCCATGAGAGCGGTCCATCCGTGAGCGGCACATTCGCGGTAGACGTCATAGGTGGCGTAGCCCGCATCGACGAATACAAGATTCGGGTGAATGCCAAATCGTTCCTGTACGGTTTGCACATCGGTGAACGTTAGCACACGCTCATTCCACATCAGGCGGCTGGATCCGTCCTCGGCCCATGCGCGAACGACAAGGAACAAGTGATCCATCTGGCAATCGACTGTGAGGATGCGCAGTGGACATACGCATGGCTCACCGGCTGGGACCAATCGTCCTTGCGCATCAACTCCTGCCTCGCCGTCCCACGTTTCGCCTTTGAGATAACCGCCTGGGACGATGTCGAGTTTGTAGTCTTCTAGGTATTCACGCCACGCCAGAGCCAGACGTTTTTGGTAGAACTGTTGAATAAGACTTACGTCGCCTTTGCGGGCTGCGGCTTTGGCTCGGAGATACAACTCGGCCAATCGCCCCCAACTCATCGCGCACATGGCATTCCAGTGGAACCCTGCGTTTTCTTTCGGGGCGTTTGGATTCGTTACGACGTATCGGCCCGATAAATTTAACTCGCGGCGTGTGCGGTCGCTATCCTCGAAGTAATGATTGCATGAGGCACAACGCATGGAGGTGGTGTCGCGCACCTTCTGGAAATCCCACTCTCCCGATTCATCACGGGCGTCTTTGCTCCACTCGACCTGCTCCCACTTGAATGGCTGGCGTTGATGACATTGCGGACACGCAAAGGTCCAAACTCGCATGTCGGTTGTTTCATGCTTGCGGTGAGTGTCGTCGTCTTCCTCACCACCCTGAGACATGAACAGACACTTGCCCAGCCAGCCGAATGCGGTGACACGAGCCTCTGCTTCCGCCATGTGTCCCGTCGGCCAAGACCATGTCTCGTCCCCAATGAGCCAACGAATGGAACGGCGCTGTAGGTTGGTCTTGTTGTGTGCGCCGAGCACCCATAGCGTCATGCCATTGT